ACTAGGAAAGAAGAAAATATATCCTTATGGCGCAGGCCAGATATGTTTCCATCACAGGAAGTGTTACTTCTTTATTTCACCTCATACAATGAAGTGGACACCTAGACACAAAGCACATTGTAAGTGGTACTCAGGTTACAACAGCATTGAGGAAGTTTTTGATTCCATTAATGGTTGGTGTGATTATAGAGACAGGAAACAGCAGGAGTCCTAATGAAACAGATAGTCTTTGACATCGAAGCCAATGGCCTTAACCCTGACAAGGTTTGGTGTATTGTAGCCTACGAGATAGGGGCTAAGGAGTTTATAACGTGGTCAGGCGACGACCTACTTTGTTTCAAGGACTGGATTAAAGAGCAGGGCGAGCTAGAGGTCATTGGTCACAACATCATCGGGTACGATATTCCGGTTTTGGAACAGCTACTCGACGTAGACTTCAGCAAATGTAAAGTAACAGATACGTTAGTTATGTCCAGACTGGCAGAGCCATCACGACAAGGCGGTCATTCATTGGAGAACTGGGGTCAGTTACTAAATCAACCGAAAGGAGAACACAGTGATTGGGATAATTTTTCTCAGGATATGGTGGAGTATTGTGAGCAAGACGTACGAGTTAATGAACTGGTGTACCAGAGATTACTTCGTGACCTTGCAAGTTTTGGAAATCAAAGCATTGTGCTTGAAGGTCAGGTACAAAGGATTATTAGCAAGCAAATTAAGAACGGATGGGTACTAGACCAAGAGAAGTCTTTTGTACTTCTGGCGGAGCTAAAGGAAAAGAAGTTTGACTTGGAAGATAAGGTACACGAGAAGTTCAAACCCTTACCTACATTCATTAAGGAGATAACACCCAAGGTAAAGAAGGACGGCAGTTACTCAGTAGTCGGCCTGAAGTTCTTAGGGGAACAGTGGACAACAGCAGTAGCACCATTTAGCAGACTGGATTATCCAGAGTTTAACTTAGGCTCACGACAACAGATAGGTCGTTACCTACAATACTTCGGATGGAAACCAGAGACCTTTACAGAGAAAGGACAGCCTATCGTTGATGAGAGCGTTCTTAACAAGGTGAAGGGTATACCGGAAGCGGAGCTTATTGGTGAGTACCTTATGGTACAGAAGCGCATCGCGCAGATACAGAGTTGGTTGGACGCAGTTCAGGACAATGGTAGAGTGCATGGTTATGTCAACGCTAACGGCGCAGTTACAGGACGTATGACACACTCTAAACCCAATGTTGCTCAAGTACCGGCAGGTAATGCACCCTACGGTAAACAGTGCAGAGAGGTTTGGACAGTGCCTACAGGCTACAGGCTAGTAGGTATGGACGCAAGTGGCTTGGAATTACGTATGCTTGCACACTACATGAACGATAAGGATTACACTAATGAAATTCTCAATGGAGATATTCACACGGCAAACCAGTTGGCTTCAGGCGTTAAAACTCGAAGTCAAGCAAAGACTTTCATCTACGCTTTTCTTTACGGCGGCGGAGATGCAAGAATCGGAAATATTGTCGGAGGAAGTGCAAGAGATGGTAAACGACTTAAGGAAAAGTTCCTACGAAATACGCCTGCTCTTAGAACACTACGAGAGCGAGTTGGAGTGGCTTCAGGAAGAGGTTATGTTCTTGGACTGGATGGACGCAGGGTCGCTGTACGGTCAGAACACGCGGCACTGAATACTCTCCTACAGAGCGCAGGTGCAATCGTTATGAAGAAAGCACTGTGTCTACTGGACGAGTACGCTCAACTGCACAAGATTGATTATAAGTTTATAGGAAACATACACGATGAAATCCAGACGGAGGTCGCAGAGAAGGACGCAGAAAGGTTTGGCAGGCTCGCAACTGCTTGCATTGAAGCGGCGGGAAACCACTACAAACTCAACTGTCCTCTCGCAGGCGAATATCAAATCGGAACCGACTGGTCGGAAACACACTAATAAAGGTACACACGATGAACTATCATAGAAAGTTAGAAGATAAAACACGATTGACACTCAATGGTAAGCGGTATCGCGTAGGTAATCCTAGTCACCCTTATCACGACCTATATAAGAAGCATGGTATTGAGGCTGTGATTGAAGTTATGGGTTTGGTTGAAGTTACTCCGGAGGAAGATGACGGACAAGACCTAGCGTTCCCTTGGATGAGTACTATCTTTGGCATAGCTATTGTTAGTTTGATTATCGGACTGTCAGTAGGGAGTCAATAATGAAACCTGTAAAAGCTGATAGGAAGAAGTTTGACTTAGACTTAGCATACGGCGAGGTACGGGAAGACAAGATTGCCGATATGTTACAGAACAAGAAGATTGAAGTTAAGTCCGAGAAGGATATGTGGCAGAAGACTGGTAACATCTGCATTGAGTACCAGTCGTGGGGTAAGCCATCAGGCATTGAAGCCACAGAGTCTGACTACTGGTTCCATAACCTGTGCATCGGGGACGACGAGTACTGCACCTTGGTGTTTGATACAAAGGTATTGAAGAAGATAGTAAACGGTTTGGATACGTTCAGAACAGTATCAGGCGGCGACAACAACGCAAGCCGGATGTTCTTGGTAAACTTACAGAAGCTATTCTCAACGGATGTGATTAAAGCATTCAAGGACTTGGAAGATGAAAAAGACTGAGACGTTAGTTAAAGACATTTACAAGATGATGGAGACAAAGGACGCTGACCCTAACGTGGACGTAGAGGCTGAGATTGAAAAGTTCGGTGAGGGTGTTAAGGCTCTGATGCGTACTGAGTTCGGCAGGGAAAAGCGACAGGACAAACGGACGCTTAGATTGTCTAACATTGGCCGCACAGACCGTTACCTTTGGAACGTAGTCGCAGGTACAGAGAAGGAAGAGCTAGAGCCACACACGTACGTTAAGTTCATGTACGGACATCTAATTGAAGAGATGCTGTTATTCTTGACACGTATGGCAGGACACACAGTCACCGACGAGCAGAAGCAATGTGAAGTAGGTGGTATCCGAGGCTCCATGGACTGTAAGATAGATGGTGTAGTGACGGACGTTAAGTCAGCCAGTACCTTCGGCTTCAAGAAGTTTAAGGAAGGCAAGATACTACATGACGACCCATTCGGCTACGTAGACCAGATTAAAGCCTATGCCCATTCAGAAGGCGAGACTCAAATCGGTTGGTTAGCGATGGACAAGACTAACGGTCATCTGACGTTCCTGAAGTATGACTTGGCAGACCCCAAGGTTAAAGCAGTGTTAGACTTCAACGGCACTATTGAGGAGCGAGTCATACACTTGAAGGAGATGGTAAAAAAGCCAGAGCCTAGCAACTACTGTAACCCGCCGGAGCCGGAAGGCAAGTCAGGTAACATGAAGTTAGCAATGGGCTGTTCTTACTGTCAATACAAAAAGCATTGCTATCCTGACCTACGGTTGTTTAGCTACTCCTACGCACCGAAGTACTTGTGTAAGGTAGTCAAAGAGCCAAACGTACAGGAGCTTGAAATCAAATGAATAAATTAAAGTTCAGGTCAGGCTTAGAGTCAGCTATACATGAGAAGTTAAACGGTGACTTCCTTTATGAACCATACAGGCTTCCCTACACTATGCACAGGAAGTACGTACCAGACTTTGTACACGAAGAGAAGACAATACTAATCGAGGCTAAGGGATACTTCAGGGTAGGCGACACACAAAAGTACACAGCCATCCGAGACTCAATGCCAGAATGGGAGTTAATATTTATCCTCTCCGACCCTACCAAGAAAGTACGCAAGGGAAGCAAGCTAACAATGGGACAGTGGTGCGAGAAGCAAGGCTTTAAGTGCTACACTGTTAAGACAATAGATAAGTTACTAGAGTACGTAGGAGATAAAAATGTCATTTGAGGAATATAAGGAACAATTCCTACGTGACCACGACGAGATAATGGTACTGGAAGTGCTAGAGATTAACAGTGAGGAACTGTTAGAAGCATTTGAAGATAGACTGATTAGATATAGAGAGGATACTTATGAACATTGATAAGTTAATTCATAAAAACGATGAGTTGTTCGATGAGTTAGAGTTTTGGAAGTCAACAGCTATAGAGCGGGGCGCACCTGAAGAT